AGAGATGCTAAACCTCTCAACTGGGGCAACCGCAGGGAAGGAACTGGCAGAGAAAATACTAATATAGATGTAGAAGCAGAAGAGAATGATCTAAAGACAGCAGGTGCTGATCCCAAGATGACAATTTACAGAGGACTTAAAGATTTCACAAGATGTCCAACACTTCAAAGAATGACGGACTATTTCTCACTTGAATCAGTGAAGAGCAAACTACATATACAATTCACAGGCGAAGTACTCAACATGCACATAGATAAACTTTATGATCTAGATGCAGACCCTAACAAAGTTGTTAGGATAATGGTCATGTTGCAGGATTGGGAGCCTGGACAATTTATCATATATGGTAATGAACAGTTTGATAGGTGGAGAACAGGAGACATACACACATTTGACTGGCAAAACACTCCACACGCAACAGCAAACGCCAGTAACAGGCCTCGCCCAATGTTGGTTATAACAGGAGTCAAAACTGATACAACTGACAAAATACTTTCTAAACAAATCAAAAAAAGAATCTAGACTTTTGTTTCAGTATAATATACTATTAACATATGAACAAAAGAATCTTTGCTAAACTGTTGGGTCACAGTCAAAATGATCTTACAAAAATCACACAACCATTTATAAAAGAAACGTTTGGGGTGGACGTAAAGCGTTGCGACACACTAGAACAATATGTTGAAGTCATAGATGATGCCTGCCTAAACAAATACTTCTCAAAGTACTGGCAGAACGACATGAAAAAATGGAAGTACTCTGGACTTGCACTGATAGATGAAGTAAACAATCTCAAGCCGAGGGCAGTGCTTGATGTTGGTTGTGGTTACAATGAATTCAAAGGCAAGATAGACAATCTAATCGGTATAGATCCATACAACAATCTCGCTGATCATGAAGTGGGCACTTTAGAGTACAAGACAGATAAGAAATTTGATGTGATCCTGTGCCTAGGTTCAGTGAATTTTGGTAGCAGGGAAAAGATAATTGCAGAAGTTTCAAGATGTGTGAGTCTGTTAGCAGATGGTGGTACCATGTTTTTCAGGGTCAATCCTGGTGTGCAACACGATAAACCAGAGGCAGATTGGATAGAATTCTATGCATGGAACGTGCCGTTTATAATAGAGTTATCTGAAATGTTCAATCTGAAAATACTAGATATCAGAGACGATACCAATCAAAGAAAATACTTTATCTACAGAAAATAAAGTCATACAGCATAAAATTTACCATAAACCACATTGATTTCTAAAGTGTTTATGTTATAATATTGTGTAAATACCTAGCAATGCAGAAAAAAACTAAAAGTATATTAGAAGAACTAGCCTCTGTAAACATAAACAAAGATCCTGAAAACTTTGTTCAGAGTAGGGCATCTCATATTATCGACAGTGCGATCAATCTAGTGAACTACATTAGAGAAAATTTTGATCAGCAAAGTGCTTTTACGTTAGAAAAGAAGTTCAATTCTGCAATCAAAAACTTGGACAGGAACAAGTTCAACAAAGGTGTTTCTAAAATTAAAGAACTTAAAGACATCAAGAGAAGTCTAGTAATTAAAAAAGGCGAACTAGAAGAGGACGGAGATGATTAATGCTTGTAGAAGAAGTCCTTACAGAATTTAAACGCACACATCTAGAACACATAGAAGATATTATTCTCACTAACGGCCAAGAAGGCGGCAAAGCAGTGGTTGGTTATTTCAACGATATCTATAAAATGTTGAAGGGTAATTCATCAAATGCCTTACAGGTGTCTGTGAAATGGGACGGAGCACCTGCTGTTGTATGTGGCACAAACCCCGAAAATGGAAAGTTTTTCGTAGGCACGAAATCAGTGTTTGCCCAAACACCAAAAATTAATTACACCAAATCAGATATTGCAAAAAATCATGGCACTGATGATCTAGGACAAAAATTGTTAAAGTGCTTGGTGCACCTTAAAAAATTAAACATCAAGGGTGTGGTGCAGGGTGACATGATGTTTACTGACAATGACCTATCCACCCAAAACATCGACGGCAAAGAACATATTACATTCAAACCCAATGAAATAGTTTATGCTGTGCCTGTTGGATCTGAAGAAGCAAACAAAATGCAAAATGCAAAGGTAGGAATAATATTCCACACAACCTACGTTGGCGACAGTATAGGAGACATGAACGCACAGGCAGGAGCCGATGTGCAAGAATTCACACCTAGCAAAGATGTTTGGTTTGACAATGCGTCTTACAAGAACGTCAGTGGAACCGCTAACATGACAAAACAAGAGTCTGATAACTTCGTCAAGGGACTAAAGACTTTACAAAGTTTGTTGACAAGAGTACCCCAGAATCTTTCAGCGATGTTGACTTCCAACAAAGATTTTATTCCTATGTTTCAGATGTTTATTAACGCAGAAATAAAACAAGGTAGAATACCAAACAACGTAAATGCATTCATAAAAGGCTTCCAACAGTTCTACATGGCAAGAATGAAACAACAGTTGGCGGGACTTAAGGCAGAAAAGGCAATCGCTTTAAGAAATCAAAAAATTAAAGATATGCCAAAATTTATTGCCACTATCCGCAATCCATTAAAGGCTATGTTGGCATTTTACAAACAGTCACAAGTGCTGAAAAGCATGGTGTTACAAAAGATGAATCAAGCAATGGCCGTTGGTACATTTTCACAAACTGACAATGGTCTAGAAGTAACTGATCCTGAAGGGTTTGTCGCTGTAGACACAACAGGTAATGCTGTGAAATTAGTCGATCGTTTATCTTTCAGTAGAAAAAATTTAACTGCGATTAATAAATTCCAAAAAAGTTAACCATCCTTTTTGTAATTCGGAAGATAAGGCATCTTCGTCAAAGAAGTGTTGTCTGTTCTGATTCCTAATTGCTTCCGTGGCAGTATATAAAGTGCCATAATCCATGTCTTTTAATTCTTCACATAAATTTGTTACACTTGTAATTCTTTTTTCCAGATTTGTTGTTTGATCATATGATGTGTCTACACCTGGAAGATCCAGAAAGCCTTGATCGTTTAGTTTTTGAAGAGTGCCTGGATTGCCTAAAAGCACAAAGACGTGTCCGGCAATGATCGCTTTATAAATTTTTTCTGTGATGAACACTTCCATATCACTCACGGAAGTTTCACACACTATACTGACGGCAGAATCATTGTAAGGCAATTCAAAGATATCCTGATCCATTCCATACCGTGGATAGGATTTGTCCTGGAACTGCTTGAACTCGTATTTCTTATTCAGTTCTATGTTCCTGTCATGATAACTGTATAGGCTATTGTTTAAAAGACCCCTATCCGTTATAGAATCAAACAACATGTCTCTATGATACCTTTGCTGTTTATTGAGATATAGAAAGTCAAAAGTCTTAAAGGAATGATTGAAATGATAATTTTTTCCTTTGTGTTTTGTGTACAGATAGTACCAAAACCAAGGTAGGTACATGCACTGTTCGTTTACTGCACCTGAAATTACTCCAAGATCGTACTGCTCCGAAAGTTCATTGTACACATCATTGCTTTTCAATATGTTCGTGCCATTGACAGCACCTTCCCATTTGACGTCAACAGCGAACTTGAATCCCAAACCTTTCAGTTTTTCTAGTCTTGTGACAATCTCATTCTTGTTTTCGTGTGTCAATGAAGCGAACGCCATGATCGCTAATTTTCCGTCTAGGTCCCATCCATGAAATTTATTCTCAAAAGTCTCGTATTCCCATACGCAATCTATGATGGTGTCATGTAATCTCAACATTTTAAACATGTTGTTCAGGTCGTTGTAGGTGCCGGAACCCATTAAATCTGCAATAATAAAGTAACGTTTCATATGTCAATAAATATCATGTATGCAAACAAGTTTTTTAAAGTATGTAGCAGAAGGCAGGATCGTAAGAAGGCAAAGCGATTTACAAAGATATACATATCAAGAAATATGTGAAAGGATATACCTTAGTTTCCTTACACTCGCCTTATTGAAAAATTTTAGTCAAACATCTACATGGGCAAGGAAGTACGCAAAGGATACACTAACTTATGGTGATTTCAACAGGGTGAGGATGTCAGCAAACGATCTCCATAACATGCTGGCAGTGGTAGACGGCGACAAAGGCATAGTACAAAAACTAGCCAACAAACAGCAGGCAGAGGCTCTAAGGCAACGGAATGTATTGCCAACGATGGCTACAAAAAGATACCTACGGACATTACAAAAAGACTACGAGTTTCTTACCAGCCTAGAATCTTCATTGGCGATATCAAATCCGGATTATAGGAATTTGCGTAGAGCGATATCTGACTACCAATCTTTGAATAGAACAAGAAAGATGGCAGTGAATACAAGATTACTACAGGCACTGAGGGCGAAAATGTCAGGCACAGATTTGGCAAAGAAGGCCGAAGAATTTTCGCAGAAACAAAAACTTGAACTGGACAACGTGATAGACGTTGAAAGAGAAGTAGGATCAACAGATGTTACGCCACAAGAACTAAACGCATATAGAATGTTAGTAGGGCCAGCCAACGTGAGAAGAGCCAAACAGGCATACATCCTTGCTTCGCAGGGTAAAGGATTGCCAGGTCCGTTGACGGCGGCCTATCTACCTATCATGAAAATGATAGACGACATAGCACAAGGTGGTTTCACCTTTGTTTCACTATTGAAAAGTATTCATGACAGATCAAAAAAAGCAAACAAGAAGTAAAAAAGTTAAGTGCCCTCGTTGTAATTGTAAACAGCACTGTGGTCAAAAGTGTGCCAACTGTGAAAATTGTGATAATTGTGATTGCCAATATTGCCTAGAATAATATAGAACAATATTTTATAACCATAATACCAATAAATATTTGTATGATTGAATGTGTATGCGAATGTGGATGTGAACATCATTGCGGTAGCAGTTGTACGGAATGTCGAGACTGTCCAGACTGTATGTGCAAGTGCTGTAAGGATGAACAGTAATGGCCACCCCAAACAATTTTAAGATTACAAAAGCGATAGGAGAAACTGACAATTTTGCAGGTGCAGATGTACAGTTCTTCTACATAACACTTATAACAGCCGACGGTAGCACAGTTCTCGATGTGCGGAATGAACTAGGGTATGACGAGACTATGCACAATATCACGAGGGCCATACTTCAACGTGGCACAATCATTTATCAAAGAATAGAGGACGCCGCTACTGGCAGATTTGACATCTGCATGGAACGTTCGGGTTGGACAGCATCTACTTTACAGACAGCAATTAGAGACCTGGGCACAACTGTGGGAGTCAACAATAAAGACGTATCGCAGTCAACTGTGTCAGAAACTGAACTTAAACTGGATAATTCTTAATGATAACTCCTTCAGTATTCAGTCCGCAAGAGGTCGAGTACTTCGACAAAGAACTTCATAACAGTCATAAATTTTACGTGCCAAAAAAAGGAAAAAAAACTAGACAACTATTTGATCTTGGAGGGAAAAATTCTAATTTTGTATTGTATAATCATGCTTTGAAATATCTTAATAAAAAAATAAATGCAGTAGACGTAGGATGTAGAGATGGAGAATTTGCCCGATACCTTACTTGGGGATTTAATCATGTGTATTGTTTTGATTATAGACATCGACCATATTTTGCTGGTAACATAGATCTACAAAAAGTCACGCATTACACCGTTGCCCTGGGTAGTGAGGTGTCAAAAGAATATGGCAGTGGCAGAAACAATTTTAGAAATCCTGTGTATGATGGACCATATAGAAAAGCACAAATAAATGATGAAACACGGGATACTATTTTGCCTTTAGACTATTTCAAACTACAGGACATAAACCTTATCAAAGTTGACGTAGACGGTATGGAAGAAGAAGTCCTGAAAGGAGCGACACAAACTATAGAACAATGTAGGCCCGTGTTTATTATAGAGGAATTGATCATGGACACCGGGCGTCTTAATCATCAGGGAATCAAGTTCTTAAAAGCATTAGGTTACGAAGAAGTTTTCAAAATCGAAAAACGTATTTCTAAAATAGATCCTAAACAAATACATACAGACTACATTTTTGTTAGAAAATAGGCATTTTAGTAATATTACCGCTTAATTTACCAATTCTTACTATAAATACTTGCAATGTGTCTCCGGAGCGGAGACATAGTCATTTAATCAGAGCAAAAAGGAGGATTAAAAATGGCAACTGAAAACAACACTACATTCGTGGCGGGAACACAATCTTTTCTAGGAAAAGAACTTGAGTTCATCACGATTGATGCAGGTGAGGAGTTAGCGAATCACTTGTTAAAAAACGAGACAGCAAACACGATCGAGAACACAGTTAGACTATACGGTAATATCGTAGGTTCAGGCCCGTTATTCGATACTAATGCTTCTAGAACATATATCGTAGAAGGTACAGACATGTTTGTTGGTGCACCAGCATCATCAGGCGGTTCTTTTACTTTAACTGAATCAGGTGCAGACGGTTCGTCAGTAGGAACACTACTTGCGGCACTTAAAGCATTAGGTACAGTAGACGGTATTGACTTAAACGATTCTGGCACAACTGCTAAGATCGAAAACTTAGAAATATAATAGGGCATTAGGAGGATTTAACAATGGCTTATGATACAGCAATCCCGGCAGGTGGACCGGCTAACTTCAAATCACCAAACACATTGTTCGAAGCAGAAGGTGTAGGAATCACTTTCCTTTCTGTTGACTACATTTCGGCGATGAACGCAGAAACAACTTTCCCTTTAGCATCGGCTAACACAGCAGGTTTAGAATTGTGCAGACAGGCAATTGAAAACCAAGGTGTTAACGTGTTAGGAAGAGGTGTTTTAGCAAACAGTAATACAGAGATGACTTTCATGGTTAGAACTGATGCATTAGACACAATTAGTTCAACAACAACTATCGCGGCTATACAAGCGGCGTTACAGGCGTTGAACGCAAGTGCTAAAATTACTGCAACAATTAGTTCAGCGACAGCGGCAAGCAAAGGCTTATCTGACACTGAAACACAATCTGACTAATAGTATAATAGGAGGACACTAATATGCCAATTAGCAAAAATAACTTCACTCACGTTACTGACACGGAACTAGAAGGTGTAGAAACTACTATGTTCACAGTGGACTTCATTAACGCGATGACGGCGGAAACAGGTGACTTGTCAACCGGATCTTCAACAGCGGGTCTAGAGGCGACAAGATCAGTTATCTCACAGTTCATCAACATCCTTGCAGAAGGACCGTTGGTTGAAAGTGATAAACAAAAAACTTACGTGGTTAGAACAGACTGCTTAGGTACTCTAATAAGTGGAAACACTTTAAGAGATGCCATCAGAGCACTTAACGGTGCAGGAAATGTAGCGGCAACAATCAGTGGTGCAACAGTTACAGAAACTAAACTTGGTATCTTGACTGCGGCGGCGGTAAGTTAATAGTTTACCTTAGGGTAACATTTTACCAAAAGGGCGGATCTATTTTTAGGTTCGCCCTTTTTTTGTGAGTAAATATCCACATGCCAACATATCTAGACGAAGCCATAAAAATAATATTGAGTGCAGAATCTAAACTCCGAGATAAGACCCCACGAATATACCAACTACCCAAAGAAGAACACATGCCAAAGCAATTCACTAATCTGAAACGCATGAGATTTTTAAATCACGACAACTGTGCTGGCAGAAACATAAAGAGATGGCTGTGGAGAGATTACGACCCAGAGATAATTTTACAGGAACCACCTTTTGACAAGCACGAAGATCAGAGTGAAATTTTCACGTTGATACGTGATCCATTAGAAAGATGGTGGTCAGGGATAAAGGACATGTTCTATTTCATGCCATGGTATGGCTGGTGGTCCAATGAAAAAATAATGGCACAGTGGCCGCATTTTGGAAGGGGGACACTGAGATACCACGACATCATGCAACAGATCAAACCACAGCACCTGATAAAATGTGACGCAGGACTAAATGACAGAATGATAAACTTCGCAAGGAAACACGGACTGTTATGTTACGGCAATATTCCACACGAGAAAGCACTACGACACAGCAAACCTGAGATAAAGAAATTAGAAGACAAGGGTGTGAGAGAATTAAAGTCTTGGTTGAGGGAGAATCCAGATAGGCAGAAGCAACTAGACGACTACCTGGAGCCAGACTGGCAGTATTGGAATCAAGTTGAAGAGCAAGAATAATGCACAAATATTGCATACAAACTTTGGTTGACATTTCAGACCCAGGTGAATTGAATAAGCAATTTCCGTTTACCAGCAAGAGTGGTGATTTGATACAGGACAAGGAGACGCTGGCATTGGCAAAAAATCAAAAAAGTAACTTTACGACATTGATCCAGTTATTACAGATGAGGGGCAACATAATTTACAGCGAAGGTCCAATACGCAGTCCAGAAATCGTGGACAAATGGAAGATGGGCAACTTTTATACGGGCAAACAGAACATGTGGTTTTTTACCTGGATGGTAGAACAGCCTGATACATATCGTGAAGATGCTGATCCGATTGGAGCATTGCTCCAAGATTTTGACGCTGTGCCAGTGAATGCATTTTGCAAGGAGTCTGTCACGTTTCCCGCCAACGCTTTCCTAACAACGGATTACAAATTTAAAAACACGCAGTTTACATATCTGGGGGTTGAAAATAAATAATAATAGCACTTTCAGGCAGTTCAGGCAGTTCAGGCAGTTCAGGCTTACAATACAAAAGAAAAATATAATATGAGTGATTTAGAAAAAACAAATTTGGAAGCACACGTTGACCTTTGCACTGAAAGGTATAAGGGTCTACACGACAGACTCACGGCCATAGAACAAGGCCTAAGCAAAATGAACAACGACATGTTAACTGGACACAAGACAAGTCAAAAAACACTCATAGCAACTGCCGGAACAGTGGTTGCGGGATTACTTTCAACTGTTGTAGTGATCCTCTTAAAAATGTAGTCCAACCCTTTATATTTAAAAATGTTTGTACAGATATCTAAACACGTCAAGGTGTATATAACGGAAACGCAAATCGAATTCATTAAAAGAATGAAAGATAAATTTCCTATGCTACAAACAGACTTCGAGGTAAATGATCTAGAAGTTGCAAAAATTTTATGTGATAAATCAATTTTGGTAAGGAAAAAACTTGAAACCAATACCCAATATGCTTTAAATAGAAACATAAGATTTTTGCGAGATGCCATTAAAAAATAAACAAGAACTGGTAAAACAGATAGAGTCATACAACCTTAAACTGAAGTTCAAACAGTTAGAGGCAAAGGACCAAAAAATACGACCATTTAGGCACCTCCCAAAACAATTTTCAAAAGGAATTCTCATCGGAAACATTGCGATTGTTCCTCGTAAGCATCACGAAGGAAGGTATGTCTACGTAATCGCCGACATGGTTGAAGCAAAAATATTACATGAAGAGGTATGGTTAAAACAGACAGCCATCCTAGTCGCACATTACCTGTCAGAACAAAGGCACATACCTGAGCAGTTGTTGAAATTAGATGTGGATTTTGCCAGCAAACTGTTTGATATAAGGAACTTTAAACGGTTCTACCGCATGGCCAAAAAAGAAAAAGACGACGATAAAGCATTCGTGTATGAGAATAAATTTTTAATAGCAAACGACAAGGCAGATGCAATTAAGGGCCTTATTCAAGACATTTTTGATGACACCTTCCGAGTAGACCGAACTAAATAGTCATATGCAATCAACAGAACTAACAAAACCAGTATCATTACAAAGTTTATTAACTCAATTTGAATCGAGATTTGGACAAACTATAAAACTAGAGGGCATGGACAAAAATCAACTAGAAGATGTTGCTAATCACATAAGAACTAAAATCCATACTATCACGGACAATCTACACTTTGGACAAGAATTAAACAATAACGAATATCAAAAAAATCAATCTATGCTTGACATAGTGAACCAAGCGATAAGAGAATACAACGACATGAATACTACACCCATGAGCCAAGCAGATCAACAGCAAATGGTAAAAAGGGTAAAACAATCATCTAACCTAAGTAAACAAGACAAAGAAAAAATTATAGGTGATTTAATGACTGACAGCAAAGAAGTAAAAGAAGGTGTTGAAGAGCAATCAGAATTAATTTTAGCGGCCAAGGACATGATGGACAAAGTCACAGGTTACTTGGAAGATCTAGCATCAATGAAAACCGAAGGTATGTTAGAACTAGCAGACAGAATCAGAGACGAAATGGGAGCGGACAAGGCAGACGCTTTCTTACAAAAAATCCAACCAGCGATTGAACAAGCGGAAGCAACACTCACAACAACTCGACAGGAGTTAGATAACGGTGTAAGAATTTTGACCGGAGAGGAAATGGCTTCAGACCCTATGGGCGCCGATGACACGATGAATGTGGATACAGATCTAGACTCACTGGACTCAGAAGGTGGAGAAGAGACAGATGAGTTTGGAGCCTCTGATGCCGAAGCAGGTGGCACAGAACCAGAAGGCAGAGAACAAAGAGAATCACGAGAAGTATTTGAAGCGTCAAACAGAATACTAGGCAAACTAGCGGGAAAGTAAACCCGTGAGATTTTCAGAATTCCAAGATCCAAAAACAAAAGAATTACAATCAGTAGTAGTCAATACTCTTAACAACCTTAGAGGCGATGCCGACGACGCCGAACAAACATTGCAAATCAGTTTTAATGCACTAGCACAAATAATGAAGAATACAGGATACCCTCAGTTCAATTATAGTCTATTCAAACAGATGTATGATTCATCAGAAACTTTGAAAAGTGTTGTTGACGATTTCGATCAGGAAAAAATAATACTCAAGACTGAAAAAGAAATGGAAAAAGACGAACCGATGGATTATGATGACAAAGGTTCAACAGATGTTGTCAAGAAAATGGCAAAATCCGCTCTTGCTAAAAGAACGTAATCAGTATATAATAACAAAATGAAGATATCAAAGGACATCTTACTTGAGCGTGGAATCTCCTACGTTCAAAAATACCAGTACAAAGATATTGGACGTGTGTCAAAGAATGGTAAAAGGCATTACGAAACTCCAGATGGCAGACAAGTACCAAGTGTGACAACAGTGTTGAGTGCAACAAAAGACATGACACATCTACACGCATGGCGTAAGAGGATTGGCGAGCAGAAAGCACAACAGATAACAACAGAGAGTGCCAACATAGGAACAGTGATGCATCGCAGTTTAGAGAAGCATGTCAAGGGTCAAGATAGAACTCCTGGATCAAATCTAATCCAACAGAAGGCACACAAAATGGCCAACGTAATAATAGACAACGGACTAAAAAATGTTTCCGAAGTTTGGGGGTCTGAGGTTTCACTTTACTACCCAGAACTTTATGCCGGCACAACTGATCTAGTAGGCACATTCAAAGGAGCACCTGCAATAATGGACTTTAAACAGGCACGTAAATTAAAAAAGAAAGAGTGGGTGGAAGACTATTTCCTACAATTGGTTGCCTACGCAGAAGCACACAACAAGATGTTTGACACAAATATCAAACACGGACAAATATTCATTTGCACACAAAACAACGAATACCAAACATTTGAAATTGATAATTACGATAAATGGGTTGGACAATGGTACACCAAGTTAGAAGAATACTATAAAAAATTTATATGATAAAAAACTGTGTGCTTTTCGGTGACTCTTTTAGTGCAGAACATTGGAAGTCAAATATCACTACCTATTGTGGGAAAATTGTCGCTGAAAAACTAAAACTTAATGAAATAAATTTTGCAAGAGGTGGGCGAGGTAATGATAGAATAGTCGCTGTCTGTAAAACCTTTTTTGAAAGATATCCAGAAAATAAAAAAAATTCCTTTGTGATATTGCAATGGACCACACCATTAAGACATGATTTTCCTACTGAAGATTCTTTCAAACCATTTGATAATCTCGATACCAGTTGGCGATCGTGGTATACACAAAAAGAAAAAGATTTAAAATGGGTAATGAGTCAAGATGGATGGGATCTGGATCAATATCATTCGATAAGGATGATCTTGCAGATACTTGATTTGCAAGGCTATTTCGAAAACAACTCCATTCCTTATGTCATGTATCACGGAATGGGTGCCGAAATACAACTTCTCAATGATGATATCAAGGCATTATATGGTGCTATTAACAACAAACGTTTTTTTAAACTTAACGAAAGCCATTTCCAGTACGTGCTTGATAAAAATTTGGCCACAGATCCTGTTAAAAATCCACATCCTAATAAAGAAGGTCATACACATTGGGCAAACGATTTACTGGCATTTATTGAAAATAACAACTTATTAGATATCAATAAATAACAAAGTATGCCAGTAGTACAGATATCAAGAATACAGCACAGACGGGGAAAAGCAACCGATTTACCGCAACTAGCGGCTGGAGAATTGGGTTGGGTCATTGACGACCAAAAACTATACATCGGGAACGGCAAAGTGTCCGATGGTGCTCCTGCTGTTGGCAACACAGAAATTTTAACGGGCGGATCGAATGTTTTCAGCGCCGCAACAGACTACATTTATAAAGGCTACCTAGGAACAAGTACACCAATACTTACAGGTGCAGTAAGCGATCATACAAGAACACTACAAGCAAGATTAGATGACTATGTGTCAGTCAAAGGTTTTGGTGCTGTAGGTGATGGCTCAACAAATGACACAGCGGCCTTGCAAAGAGCAATAGACGAATTATATAGAGACACAGATAAAACAGACGTAAGGTCTAGACGTATGTTATTTTTTCCTGCTGGCACTTACAAAACAACAGGAATAACAATACCACCTTTTGCAACACTAGTTGGCGAAGGTGCTGATAAGAGTATAATCACGCAGACAGGCGGCAACACAACAGTTGCAGTAACAGAAGACAATGCAGGGAACACCGGAACAAACATAGGTAACGCTGGTGCAACAAAGCCAACCTTTATACACTTACAAGGATTGACATTTAAGAACTTGGAAGCATACGGAGGACTTTCAATTGATCAAGCGACAAACGTAAGAGCGGTTGGTTGTAAGTTTATGGGCACATACGCACTCAAGGGAGCAGACGTGCAGGCATCAAAAGGAATCACTGTCACGTCCAAGACAGCCAGCGTGTCATCAAACATAATTTTTGAGTCTTGTTTGTTTACAAAATTTGCAAGACTAGTTGACCTTTCTTTTGACGCAATAGGAATTAAGTTTACAAACTGTGATTTTGATACAGCATATTATGGAGCACGTGTTGGTGAGTTAGTTGACGGTTCATCAGACGGATTGACTAAAGGACCAAAGGATGTACAGTTTTTATCAAGTAGATGGAGCAACATCGGCCAGAACGCTATCTTTGTTTCTAACGCAGGAGAAATAAAACAGATTGTTTCTAATTCAAACTTTTATGCAGACACAGTGGGTAACAACTTCGAAGGTGTTAATTCAATCAGAGAAGTGCCTGTCATTCAATTTAATGCAGATGAATGTATATCAACATTTGATTACTTTGACAGAACTGATCAAAGAGAAGCCACACTCAATCCTCCAGCAGAGGTACAAGGAATTGCAATACAAAATTCACCACTCAAACAGATTACACTAGCAAACAACACATCGTCGGCCACTTCTACCGGTATTAGGTTACCGGCACTTGCTGGAAAATCAGTCAAGGTGAATTACAAAATAGAAAGAGGTACATCGCACAGAGCAGGAGTATTGTTTGTGAGTGCATACACTTCCGGAGAGTCATTCAGCGATGAGTATGAAGAACCAGGCACAGATGTTGGTATTACTCTTACAGCAGTCAGAGAAAATCTAGACTCAACAGCAGGCAACGAGTCCTTGACAATTAAGTTTACGTCTACAAACACTGGCACCAATGCCACTATGGACTACCAAGTCACAACCATCGTATAATTATTTTACATGACATGTCTTATAAATGGATGCAGTTTTTCCGCGGCCTGGAAACCAGATTCAGACTTCCTTAAACATTTTTCTCAAAAGGATTTCTTAAACATTAGCAAGACCGGAGCAAGTTTCAAACGCAGTGCAAGGACAACAATGGAGTGGGTGGCACAAAACGGAAAACCAGGATTGGTAATATTGCCTATCACTTACGCACATCGCTTCGAAATGGCGGTGTCCAACTCCGATGACGCCCTCGACGGTGCATGGTTTCCTATGCAGAGGTCAGAGTTGATAGATCAAAACAAGATACATGACAGTATTAGTGCAGACAAACTAAAAACAATGTTGGATCTATATTATGGATCTGTGGCTGATGTGCGACATTTTTGGGAAACTCTCTTTTCAGATATCATAACCTTATCGGCATGGCTTGAAAAACAATCCATTCCATACATCATGTTTGATATGTGCAATGACTTTAGCAAAGAACACATACAAAACCTTAAAGGGATAGCAAGATTAAAATACATTTACCAAAATAAAAACATAATAGACCTTTTTTCATTTTGTGGCAACAAGATTATGTGGGAATCGCTGGACGAAAAGATACGAAGTAAAGTTGACAGCATCGCATACCACCACGCAAACAAACAGTTCAGGGTGTTGGAAAATTATATCATAAAAAGTCTTACCAAAGTTTGAGCATAATTTTAAAAGTAGCATATTATTTTTTATATAGACTTTGATAAATTAATCCTTTATAATACAAAATAGTTAAAACGAATAGGTGAACAGTGCAAAAAGTAAAACAAAGAGTTGAAAACAAGAATCCGATAAATACCCAGTCAATAAAAGACACATCATTAAAGGTAAAATTACAAAGAATGACAACAACGAACACAAGTGCCATTAAAGTATTAAAAAGAAGTGGCAAGTTAGAGGACTTGGATATTAACAAAATCCATTTCGTGGTTGAAGAAGCCTGTGAAGGTTTACCTGGTGTGTCAGCATCTCAAATTGAGATGAATGCAAATATTCAATTCTATGATGGCATGACCACGAAAGACATACAAAATGTTTTGGTGCGTTCAGCAAATGATCTAATAAGTCTTGAAGCACCCAACTATCAGTATGCGGCGGCGAGACTTTTATCCTATGATGTTAGGAAAGAGGCACACGGTCAATACGAATACATTCCATTGTTGAAATTAATTTTAAGAAATATCAGATCCGGAGTTTATGATAAAGCAATATTAGACAAATATACCACATCAGAAATTAAAAGATTCAATACATGGATTAAAAGAGATAGAGATTTAAAATTCACTTACGCAGGATTGAGACAGATATGTGACAAGTATCTGGTGCAGGACAGAAGTTCAGGACAGATCTACGAGACGCCGCAAGACATGTACATGATGATCGCGGCAACTTTGTTCGCTGACTACCCAACTAAAACAAGGATGACATATGTTAAAAAATATTACGACGCAATCAGTTTACACAAGATCAACATACCAACACCTGTTATGGCTGGCGTCAGGACTCCTATTCGTCAGTTTGCTAGTTGTGTGTTGGTTGACAGTGACGACACTCTACCTAGTATTTTCTCTAGTGATATGGCCATTGGGTTATATGTTGCTAGGCGTGCCGGCATTGGTATCAACGCTGGTCGGATCAGAGGCATCAACTCCAAGATAAGGGGTGGTGAGGTACAACACACAGGTCTTT